CTTTTGTCTTGTTACTGGGTTTATTAATGGAGAACTATTATTGACAAATCCTTTGCATCTAAGAATATCTACTACTCCACCTCCTACACCATCCTCATCGCAAACTATATTAGATGTAGGTACTTTGTGTTCTGTTGCAAAGTTCTTTATAAGTTCAGCGACCTCAACAACTGATTTACCATTGAATTGATAAAACCTAACACGAAAGCCACTCCATATACCAATAACAGTACTATCATTACCAAAGCGTGCCACATCACAAGTAATATAAGAATCACCGATAGGAACAAAAGAGTTACTAAAAGAATCAAGTATTTTATCATAGTCTATAAGTTGTGCAGGGTCATCTAAGTATTCCCAGTTACCAAATAAAAGCCTCTCCTTTGAAACACTATCCAAAGTTAGTAAGTTCTCCTTGTAATGCTTAGAGATGTAAGGGTTATCATCTATCAAAGAAGTAATAAACTTTTTATTCTTTGCTATACTTCCATCTTGTTGTGGCTTATAAAATTCCGAGTAAGTCCAATTCTTTGCTGGGTTGCAAGTGTAAAGAATCTTAGGCACTAAATCGTTTTGGTCAAGTTGGAATCTTATCCTTGATTTGATAATGTTTCTAGCCTTGTCATCTACTTGATTAGCCTCATCAATAAATGCATCGGTAATCTCTAATGAACCTAATTCATCAAAGTTAGGGTCGGAAGGGTAGGAGTAAAGGTCTTTGAGTAGTATAGTAGAACCATTAGGGAATTCTATCGTAGAAGATTGAGCATTGAATTTAAAATGCTTGTTGGCTTCTAGCCCTTGCATTTTAGCTATTTGAAAGAAGGAGACTAAGGTAGTTTCTTTTAGGGTTTTCAATACGGCTCTCCCAATTAGTCCTCTTGTATTAGGATATTTTAATCTTTGTTTAAGTTGCCAGTAGCAACCTAACGCAGTCTTTCCTCCGCCTCAACCTGCCCCGCCTCCGAAAAGAACCTCGTTTGTGCGAGTATCTTCAAGAAGGTCAAGGGCAGTAGTTTGTTTTATTGATAGTTCCATTAAATAAATTGCTTGTATGTCTTGTTTTGTAATATATCTTTTATAACCCATTCAGATACTTCGTATGCTTCAGCTAACATTTTTCTTGTTATAACATTTGGAGTATAAGTTTCTCTAATTTCAATTACTTGTTCTCTAGTTAGATGTTTATTTTCCCCTGAATAAAAAAAGAATCTACCCATCATTATTGAATGCTGAGTGTTTTGCTTTGGAGTAACCCATTCAAGGTTTTCAACTCTATTATCAGTCTTGATTGCGTTTATATGATTTACTTGTGGCAAATTGCTTGGGTTAGGTATAAAGTTTTCAGCTACTAATCTATGTACTTTTCTTGTTACTAATTTACCATCTTTCATTAAACCAACCCTACGATAACCTTTATTATCAGTTGCTGGTTTTAGGATGGCTTCTCTACCTTTTACTCCATATTGAGTTTTAGTTAAAATGTCTCCGTTTGGATATATCCAATAAAGACCCTCAAATCCTTTTAGTTCTTTCATATCTTTTTTTTACAAAGATACTAAGTTTTAACCACTCCCCAAATTATAGGCTTCCTTTGTTTTCTACATAGGTTTTTTTCTCCTCCCAATTTATTTGCAGTCCTCCAGATAGTTCAATCTCGTTGGTTTGTTTTGCTTTGCCTTCTAGTCTATCAAGAATCTCCTGATAAGCCTTTAAATCCCCTTTAAATGCCTTTTGAAGTACCATTATATCTAATTGCTCTGCCACAGTAAACTCTTCTTTCTCTCCTGTAATTGGATTAGTCTTTACTTGCACTAATTCTAATAATCTTAGCAATCTGGTCTTGCTATTTGGAACGCCTTTAGGTCGCCCTGCTGGGTTGCCTGATTCCCCTTTCTTAAATTGCCCTATTTCCTGATTTGGTATTGCCATATCGCCTGATTTTAGCCTGTTAAGGCAAAGTTACCCCATTCTTCTTGATTTCCAATGTTGGGTCTAGTTTACGCATCCTATCTACAATAACTTGGCAGTACTTTGGGTCTAATTCCATACCATAGCATTTGCGTTTAAGTTGATGTGAAGCAATCATTGTAGTACCTGTTCCACAAAATTGGTCTAATATAATGTTGCCTTCTTTTGTAAATTGTAATGCCCATTCTGGGACGTCTATTGGAAATGTTGCAGCGTGTACACTTGAAAACTCATTATTTCTATTAGGTTTGCCTCTATATATATTTGGAACAGTCCCTCTAAAATTTGCATTAGGAATTGCCCTAGATGCTTTATCTTTTGAAGATATAAAAAACATATATTCCCAAGCAGATGTCATTACATTTTCAGCCATTGCAGGGGCTCCGTGTCCTTTATCCCATATTGCTACATCTATAAAATTGTCTTTATATTGATATAAATATTCAATTAATGCTATTTTGTTACCAGCTAAACTTTGAATATTGCAAATTAAATAATCACTATTTAATAATGCGTTATTTGTAAATCCTACTAATAAATCTAAATAATTATCTTTTGTTTGATTGTCATTATATTCATTGTATTTATTATCTATTGTATGAGTATTTCCACTTAATGCCTCACTTTTACCTGCATTATATGGTGGACTTGTAAATGATAAATCAGCCTTTTGTCCGTTCATTAGCTTTGCCACTTGGTCGCTATCTGTACTATCCCCACAAAGTAATCTATGTTCGCCTATCTCAAATAAATCTCCTAAGACAATATCTGTTTCAATGCCTCCCTCTGGAGCTGCAAAGTTATCTTCTTGTGCATCTAAGACTTCTGCATCAAAGTTTGGTATATCTAAACCCCATTCAGTTAATTCTAAGGCATCCCAGTTATTTGCTAGGTCATCCCAGTCCCATTCGCCATAGCCTACATTATCCTTAACAATAAACTCTTTCTTTTTATCCTCACTAAGATTGTTAGCGTGTATTACTGGAACATCGGTAAGCCCAGCTTCAAGACAAGCCTTTAGCCTCATATTGCCTCCTAAAACCATATTATTCTCATCTATTACAATAGGTCTAAGTTCTAGCATTTGTGGAAAGTCCTGAATAGACTTTACAAGTTGTTTAAACTTATGGTCCTTGATTAATCTAGGATTATTAGGATTAGATTTGATTTCTTGAATTAGCATCTGCCTTGTCGGTTATAAGGTTTAGTAGGTTTGTCTTTAGGACCAGAGTTCTTTTTAGCCTTTCCTTTTTTCCTTGCTCCAAAGGAGACCTTGCCATTAGGATTTAGTTTCGCCATACTTTTCGTTTATTTCGTTTAATTCTGTTCTAGTCCATTTCTTTATTAGTCTGCACTGACTTTCTAAGTGTAATACCATTCTTTCGCCTATCTTATCTATTAGGTTTCTTCGGTAGCCTATTAGGTGGAATTGGTCAAATCCATTACAAGCCTTGCACTCTCCGTTTACATTATACTCATCAAATCTTAAAGCTGAACTATTCTTGACAGGCACATAATGACCTGCATCCATTTGGGAGGTATCTTTAGTAGAGCCACACGATATGCAAGTAAAGTAACCATTTTGACTATCTCTTTGTCGTATATAACGATTAAAAATTGTTTGTGTCTTTCCTGTAAGTTTTGGAATGGTTTGTAATGCCATACCACAAAATTAGATTATTTCTTAATACGGAACACTATTTTTCGTTCTTTGTAATCAAAACGCTTCTTTTTTAGTGGGTTAAGGCTTTCCTTTATTTGGTACTCGTTTACTCCAGTTACTCTTTTTGCGTAGGCTACTGACTTAAATTCTATTTCCTCTTTTGTATCTATAAATATTAATCTTATTGGTTGTGCGTTTTCGTGTCCTCTTATCTTACTCATATTTTTGGATGTATTCTTTTATTTCTATGTAAATCATTACAGAGCAGTAAACACAAAGGAATACTGGAACTGAGATAAAAAAGAATTTAATCATTCCTAGTGTCTCTTTCATTTTGGTATTTTTTAGGTTTATTCATTTTTACTTTGCCTTTCTCGGTCATATAGATTCCTTTAATGGATTCTTTAAATTGTTCCTTTTCTTGTTTGCTTATATCTGGGTGGTACTTAATCCTGATAAGCACATCCTCCATAGGTATATAATTCTCTATCATAAGTTTATTTTAAAATACTTGGCATAAGATTTTTGTATATAGTAAAACAATAATTCCTTTTGTTTTATTTTATCAAATGTTCTTCTAAGTTCCCA